GGATATTGCCCGAGTGGTCCTCGCTGTCATCCTGTGAGTACCGCGCCATGCCGGGGTTGAAGTCCACCACCGCACGGTTGCCACGACGCTGCACACGGGCCTCGCCTACCATGCCGTCATAGCCTTCATCAGGCATCTGCGGCATCTCCGGGCTGCGCCCAATATCCAAGTCGTCTGGTCGTCTCGCCATTACATTTGTCCTCTCATGCCACCGTAAGTCCTAACGGGCTTGGTGACGTGATTCATCAGGTTGTCGTTATCGTCGTCATCATCGAGGAAGTCAGTGGACCAGCGCTTCCTCAGCCACAGCATGGCCATGGTACAGGTGTCCACCATGTCATCATGATCGTCAGCCGGGAAGTTGCCGCACTGGGTGATGACTTCATTCGCCCAGTTGCGTTTCACGTAGAAGACGCAGCCTCGTTCAAGAACGAGCGAGGCTGCGTGGGCACGCACGAACTTGCTGTCCGTGACTTTGATGCGAGCTACGGGTAGCCCAGCACGCCGCAGCTCCTGCGCCAGAGAATGTCCTGATGCCTTCTTCTCGATCAGCACCTTATCTGGCTTCCAGAGCTGAGCGGCTTCGATGGCATTGGAACGTAGATCGGGATAGTCGAGGCGACGGTTCATACGTTCCAAAAGGATCAGGCACAGGCGCTTCTGCCCCTTGTACGCTGCTGTCCACGGCAGCTTGGGGTCGAGATATTCTTCATGCTCGAACACGCCCCACGTGGTACGTGCGCTGAAGTCGTGTTCTTCCTCTTCCTCGAACGCCGTGTCGTAGGACTGGATAATCATCTGGATCGGCGGCAGCTGCGCATCCTGCCACTCGCGCCAGTGATGGTTCTTCATGATGTTGCCGCCCTTGGCGCTCGGGTTCTGCTGAATCTGCGCCTCGAAGCCACGCTCGGTCAGCTCCATGGACAGCTTGGCCATCTCTTCAGGACCGAAGCGGTCAGGTGTCAGCAGCTCGTTCTCGCGGCGACGTGGGTCAACGAAGATGACCTGATCCTTCTCCAGCGTCGGCACGTGATCGCCATAGGTGAACTTGCCCGGTACAGCCGGGATGGTGCGCTTGCTGTCACGCTTGGCCTTGGTGATGCAGCGCGTCTTCGGCATGAAGTAACCCGGCAGGTTCAGGTGTATCCATGTGCCCTGCGACAGCACGTGACCCGGCAGGTCCTGATGATGACCACGCTGGGCGATGATGACGCGCCCGAGGTTCTTCGGATCGTTGCCACGAGTGGACATGACATCACGCCACCACTCGATGACACCACCACGAATCGTGTCGGAGTTGATCTCCTTCATGTTGTGAGCATCGTCCACCACGATCCTGTCGCCACCTTCACCCGTTGCCGTACCCGCAACAGCAGTGGCCAGACGATAGCCCATGTGGTCGTTGTCGAAGCGACCTTTCTGGTTCAAGTCGGAGCTGAGTGAGAAGGCTGTGCCGAACCTCTCTTGATACCACGGAGATTGGATCAGGCGGCGGCACTTCACGGAGTCGCGCAGGGTGAGAGCGAGTGCATAGGTAGCGAACAGCCACTGCGTCTCTGGCTTCCAAGTCCACTCCCATGCTGGCCACATCACGGCAACAATCGTTGACTTCGAGTGACGAGGGGGGATGTTAATCACAAGGTCATCGATGTCGCCCAGACTGACGTATGTCAGGTGATCGCAGATAGCGTCAATATGCCAGCCCGACTTGAATTCTTTGCCCGGTTCCACCACGTGCCACGCACCCTTCACGAACTCGCGGAAGGACCGGCGCATCTCTTCGGCTTCCATCATGGTCCAGCCATGAGCGAAGTCTTCCGGTGTTTGGTACTGGGGCAGGATCAGTTCACTCATCAGCTCAGCCCCAAGAACTTGGCTACGGTCAGCAGCTTCTTCTGCATGAACTGACCGAACGAGCCAGACACGTTGTGCCCGGACGTGGGTGCATCCCACACGGCATTGGTGATGTCCGTGATCTCACCCGTGGTCAGGTTGGCAGACTGGATCAGGCCAGCAGCGTTGGTCGAGATCACAGTCACCAGCGACGTGGGCACAAGGATGCCGTTCTCCACGTCGAAGATGTTGTTGTTTGATCCTTCCAATCTCACGCTGTACTGGCTCCCTGTGAACTCAAACTGGACGCTGTAGCTGTTGATGAACTCAATCGTCCTTGCGTATGTCGTGCCTGCTACCGTTACCTCGGTGTTGTGCTGGTAAGCGTCAGGCATCCAGATGTATGGCTCGCTCGCCAGCAGGGCCATCACGTTTCTTCGGAACTGGTCAGTGTCCAGCGAGTACAGAGTACCGCTCACAAGCGTGAGGTCAGCCTGTGGGATGGTAATCAGTCTTGTTGCTGGATCGAGACTCAGTGCCATTAGTTGTCTTCAGGTGTCGTACTGCCTCCACGCTTGGCCAGCCATGACTGGCGTTCAATGTTCCACTGCGTCCTGAACGTCTCCAGCTCGTTGCGCAGCGTCGAATACATGCCGATGAGACGATTGTTCTGCTCACACAGGTCGTCCATCATCGCTCGCATCATCTTCATCTCGGCCATCACGCCTTCGATGGTCGCCAGCTCGCCCATGGTCTTCTTCGCACGAGCAATGGTCTGCATCTCCCCGCGCAGCTCTGCCTCGGTCATGCGCATCTCTTCCGGTGGCCCACGATCAATGTCGCCCTTGCCAATGGGTACGCCGTCTGCGTCTTCTGTCGTGCTACCAAATGTCGTCATTACTCATCCAAGATCATAGGTACGGAGATATCTGATCCAGCACTGGCATCAGCTATCGTGAATCGTGCCGTCTTGTAGTACGGGCTGCTGGTACTCTTGCGGCATCGTCCACTGACCGACTGCGAGGCAGGCCACGTCTTCGAGGACTGGATCACGCCTGAGCCATTGGTCGTGCCACTGAGCGGCGCATACGAGAACACCGGAGTGCCACCTGCCGATGCTGATGCCCCTGAGTCCACCGTGTAGGTGAACGTGGTCGTGTTGGTCACCGTGATCTGCGCCTGCTTGTTGTACAGCTCGTCACCTGCGCCCCTCACCACCACGTAGTCATTGGTAGCCAGCCCGTGAGCCGCTGAGGCCACAAGGGTGGCAGTGCCACCGGTCTGGGTGAGCGTTGAGACGCTGGCCTGATACGGGAAGCCTGAGCCACCACCGTTGTCTGCCGTCTCTGCCAGCACCCGCACACCACTGATCGGACTGCCTGTCGTGCTGTCCACCACCGTGACCTTGGTAGTGACCGGGTTGACCACGAGTGTCACGCTGATGCCTGCCGCATCGTCCACGCCCACGTTCGAGGTCGTTGCCGGGTTGCCGTCCACTGTGCAGTCGATCAGGTTGACGTTGATGGAGCCTGACGTGGCATCGAACCTGAGTGTTGAGTTGTTGGCATCCGCTGTGGAGCTGAAGCCGGTGAACTCGATGCCGGTCAGGGTGATGTCGTGCGTCACGCCAGTGCCGAAGCGAATGGCATGGTGGGCATTCGCACCGATGCTGAAGGTGCAGCCATCCAGCTCAGTGATCGAGGTCGCGCCTGACGTAGTGCGGTCATCGAACACCGCGCCCTCATCTGCTGCCACGGTTGGCGTGAGAATCGATGAGCCTGAGATGTCAGCCTGATTCAGATTGATGCGCCCGGAGCTTGACCACTGGCTGTCGATGCAGGAGCCAGTGCTGGCAAAGGTCGTGGTGCTGCACCCGGCGAAGCGATTGTTCACCCCGGTGAACGTGCCCACGTTGAGCGTCAGTACAGCCGGTGAGCTTGTGCCCAGATGCTGAATAGTGATGCCAGTCCACTCCACGTTGGAGCTGGCGTTGCGTATCTCGAACTCGTTGAAGCCTGCTGGCAGGAACGGATCGTCAAGAACGATGATATTCCTGTTCGAGTCACGGAAGTCCACGGCTGTACCAGTCGTACCCATGACGAATGCGCCGTGGAACCAGTAGCCGCCTGTCACCGGAGTCAGGATGCCCCAGCGCCGTGTGTTGTTGGCATCGAACGTGCCAGCCCCCAAGAACGTCGCATAGCCATTGCCTGCGTCACCGTCCGTACAGGTCAGCTCTCGGCCATGGCGCTGTACGTCCATGGCGTTCGGGTTGCCTTTCAGGGAGCCTGAGCCAAGAATCTTCCAGTTGAAGCCGACAAGGTTAGTGCCTGCTGCGCCGCCGCCCACGGTGTTCGATGGGGTCTGCGTTGGGTCAACAGCATAGGTGCGCCAGCCTGCAAGGTCAGAGCCTTCCGTGTTCGAGCCATCCACGTAGAACTCATCATAGGCTGACGTTGAATTGCCCACGAGGAACCGCATCCCACCGTTGGCAATGGTGTCCATCAGGTTGCGGTTGTTCTGCTTGCCCCACACGAAGAT